AATACCCCAACAATCCCAACCTTTTACCTTTTGCCTAGCAAATAGTTCAATTCTAGGTAAATCTCCGCAAAGATTGACTATACTTGTTCTTACAATATCAGGTTTTCTTGAATGTTCTCTACGGCTATCAACAATTAATTGTTTAACATTTTTATAAAATCTTTTTGGTTTGCCTTTTGTAGCTAACAAACACATCTCAGGGTTACTTCTAGTCCAATAACCTAAACCCATAAAAAAATTATCGTTTGTTTTATTTTTCTTCGCCCATGTAAAGGCTACTGTTTTATATTTAAATCCCCATTTTTTAAGTAATTTAAAAGATTTTTCCAAGAAAGGGTCAGTAACCCACATAAACAAACAACAATCCACATCAGCAATATCATTGATATTAAGATCCAATAAATCGCCAAATTCCATGCAAGAATAATGTTTGGTAGCATTACGGTCTTCACCTTTTTTAGAATAACTTTTAAAATACCAAGCTGGATCTGCATAAATTATTTTATACTTCTTCGAATCGTTTAATATCGGTTTTGACTGTTCTTTCATTTTCAAGCTCCTCTTGTTCTTTTTTTTGTTTTTCATATTTGTTTAATGTAGTTCCTGTATTTGAAAATTTTTTCCACCAACATTCAGCGCAATAATCTTTATTATTTTCAACAACATCAGCTTTGTTATCGCAATCACAACAGGTTCTCATATCTCCGTAAATGTTCATTATTCCCTTTAAAAACGAATCGTTTTATCATTCTTAAAATTACATTAATTATTTTTTTATTTCAAATTATTTGTATTGCTTTTAATCAATTTTTGTATAAAGATTCGAATCAATGCTAATAAAGATAGGGAAACAATGGAAACATAGAAAGAATGGGGGTTGCTTTACCGCTGATCATCTTTCTCCCTCTCAATTAACTAAAAGTCCAGACCAATGGTTTTATGACTATTGCGTTCTTGATGAACAGGATAGGCGAAAGCGACCCCCTAATATGAAAATGATATTTGGTGGAATTATAGGAAAAGCTTTACAAGATATAATTGTCCACAAATTAACTATTAAAGAAGTTATGAATGGGAAAAAAACATGATAGAAAAATTAGCAAGTATGCAAACACAAATAAGAAACCAAGAAAAAACTATTAAAACACAAGACCAAAAGATAAGAGAAAGAGATGAAGAAATATTAAATTTAAAAAAAGAATTACAAAATCAAGAAAGAACAAAAGCTAAAAACCAAAGTTATATAGAATCAAAAGTACAAAAAGAAGTTGACCAAATAAATGAAAACAAAAAAAGACAAAGGAAAGGGAAACATGACAACCAAACAAAGTAAAGAAGAAGATAAAAGTAAGGGTTCTTTTAAAGATAGAAGAAAAGAATGTATTGAAAAGTTAGATAGCGAAGTTAAGAAATTAGATTTTAAAGGTAAAAATTATCTTACAGTTGCTAGACGACATAATCATTTATTAAAATTTTTTCCAGAATCTAAAATTGACGAACAAGTTATATTTCAAGACGATACTAAAGTTATTTGTAAAAGTACGCTTTATATTGGCGATACACCTTACAGTGTTGGTCATGCCGAAGAAAGAAGAGACTCTAGTTTTGTTAATAAAACTTCCGCTTTAGAAAATGCAGCAACTTCAAGTTTAGGAAGATGTTTAGCAAGTTTTGGATTACATGGTACGGAATTTGCTTCTGCTGATGAATTGGCAAATGCTTTAACACAACAAAAAGGAAACAACCAAGATTCAATTGAAAAAGAAATAGAAAAACAAGGTACGGAAACTAAACTAAATACTTTGTATTCTAATTGGATAACTAAAAACGAAAAAATAGAAGAACTATTTAAAACTAAACAAGAAAGCATAAAAACCAACGGAGGAACAAATGCAAAATGGTAAATCTAAAGACTGGGTATTATTCCCATACGATGCAAGTAACGAAAAAGCTATAAAGATTGATTTTTCAGGAAATACTTTATTAGCTAATGGCGAAAAAGGAACTTTATTAGGTTCTAAAGGTACTTCAAAAGACGGCAATACTAAATTTATAAGAATATTCGCCCAAGTAGGAGTATTGTTTAAAGGAGATGACAATAAATTTACTGGAAATATAAACGCTCCAGAAATTGGTTCGTCTAAAAAGAACTTAATAGGTTGGCTTAACGATAAATCCGAAAAGCCTAATATTGCAGGTTATCAAAATGATCCGCAAGATAAACCACAACAAGAACAACAACAACAACCGAAAGATGATGCTTTGTCGTTTTAAGTGAAAGTATTCTTTTTAATTTTATATATAGTTAATGGTTCAAGTTCCGTTAGTTATGTAAAAATTCCTTTTGCTTATTCGTTAATACCGATTACTTGCGAAGAAGTTTTTTACGATAAAGTTGAATTTACTTTTATAGAAAATGATGGCTATTATGGACTTTATAAAAATAAAATTGTTTATGCTCATACTTGTATTGATGAACATGGAAATTACTATAATGGCTATGAAGAAAAATTAGATTGGGAATTAGGCTATGGCAAATAATGTAAAAGATATAAACCAAATAACTAAAGAATTAGAAAAACTTTTAAAACAAAAAGAGGAACAATACGGAAGTTTTGATGTTACAAGCTATTCTTTTAAAGGTGTTTTGGAAAGTATTTTATCGGCTTATAATGGTAGAGTTGTAGTTTGTCCGCCTAATATCTTTGGAGTTTGTATGATCTTTGTAAAGTTATGGCGTTCAATAACGAATCAAAAATATAAAAAAGATACTTATGATGATATTAGCGGATATAACGAATTAAATAGAAACCTTAAAATGAAAGAAAACAATGGTAAATAAAGTACCAATGACTCCAGTTATGTTAAGACTATTGAATTTTATTAAAAAATATGCCAAAAAGAACAAATATTATCCAACTTATCAAGAAATGGCTGATGGATTAAATTATAGAAGTAAAAATTCGGTAACAGTCATTATCAATAAATTGGAAGCAAGAAACGATATAAAAAAGATAAAAGGTTACAGGAGGAATATAGAACTTAATGTTTAAAGTAGAAAAAAATTCACTCCAAGAATTAGTCGTAAATTTTAAAGAATTTTTTGTCGGAGCTACAATAGAAGAAGCAACAAAGAAAGCTCATGAACAAGAAAAACCTCAAGATGACGCAACTATAACAATAACTGACAGGCGTTTTCTTGGGTCTAATATAAAAATAGTCAGTGATAAAAAAGATGGCGATACTAGACCCCAAACAAATCAGGGATCTGAAAGTGAAGCAGGGAAAATGGGTACAAAGAATGAATAAACACAAACAAATGATTCGTTCTTACCAAAATAAATTACCTATTATTTCACAAAAGATTTTAGATTTGGAACAAAAACAAGAAAGTATTATTACTTAATTTACTTTCTACCGCTAAAGTTGTACAAGGGATAAGGGGATTCTACGCTCAAAAGAAAGGAAACATGATAATAATAGATAAAGAACAATTAACACTTGACGAAAAAGATTTTAATACAAAGTTAGGAAAAGCATTAAAAAATTTAAGAACAATAAGAAAGAAAACTCAAACACAAGTTGCCAAGCAAATTGGGGTAACATTTCAGCAAATACAGAAATACGAAAAAGGTGCAAACGCTATTAGCGAATTTAAAGCTAGAAGAATTTGTACTTATTTAGGTAAAGATTATAATTTATTACAGGAGGAGTTTAATGTTTGTACCAGTTCAAGATAGAATAGATAAATTAATTCCAAACCCAATTGAAGTAGATACATTTAATTATTTATCTAGTATTGCCGAAAAATTTATTATTAATGGACATGAAGCTCACAAAACAATTCCAGGTTTTGATAAATGCAAACCAGAAATAGAAACCTATAAAGTTTTTGATGGTATAGAAATTCCTGTTCATGGTTACGCAGATTTTAAAGGTGGCGTTATAATAGAAGATAAATGTAAATTTCCAAGAAGAGGTAAGATTAAAAAAGACGGAACTAGATCATGGTCAACTTCTAAACTACCTGATTCGATAATGCCAGATCACTTAATACAAACGGATTTTTACCATTATGCAACCGAACTACCTATTTATATTTGTTATATAAATGAAGAAACTTTTAAAGTCTTTCATGCCGACAATTGCGAACAACTACAACCTGAAAGCATTAAATCAAGGCTATCACAATTTTTGCAAAGATGTAAAGTAAGACAAAACCTTTTAAGTGTAAGCCAAGATGTAAATATTATAAAAAACTATATCCAACCTGACTTTGAAAATTTTAAATGGAAAAATGAATTAGACCCAGATTATTTAATCAAAGCTAGAAAGTTTTGGAGTAGCTAAAAATCCCATCTACCAATTAAATTTAGAAGATTCGTTTTCAAAAGTTTTATCTTCGTCAGCTTTTCTCATACATTCATAATGAGCATGACCTTTTGGGTAGAAAGAAATAAAAGAATCAGTATTAACAATATTAATTTTACAATATCTGCATTTGCCGACATTAATTATTGATTGTATTTTGTTCTTCTTGCCCACCATCTCCCCAGTTCAACTTAA